CCTTGTTCAAGAAAGCTTTCATTGGAGATAGAGTGATCAATTTACTGGTTGCAGAGGAACTATGCAAAACTGAGTTAGGAGATTCTCAGCTTGGCCAGGCTTATTCTACAATTGTGTCAGATAAGAACTTTGCTAGGGCTGCCTTCCTTCATTTTGGCAAGATCATGACAGGAACAGAGGTGGAGGCATGGGTTGCTGAGAGGGTATCATCAGGGGAAATTGACAAGGTCAAAGCATTTGTTGAATCAATGACCTCAGATCATGAATTGAAAGAGTTAGGCATTCCAATCTTGGAAGCTCAGAAGAATCAGAGTGGGGATATGGCTTCTGTTTTAGAACACCTTCAATCAATGTCAATTAACTTCACGTTTAAGTCAGAACGTGTGGGCGGAACTGATCATGTCCCTGAATTCAAAACTTCGTTGATCACCACCAAGTATCCTGTGGTGGAAGTTGTCACCTCATCTAAGAAATCTGGGAGAGCAGCATGCTGTGAGAAATTGAGAGAGTTGATTTAAGCAGTACTACCTAACAAAAAAAACTATTATTCATCATCATCAAGCAGTGCTGCAGCAATTGCCTCAGCTAGATCTGATTCAACTTGATCAACATCAATCGAAAATTCATCTGAATCAGCTGACCTAATGTCTGCATATTCTTCATCTACCTCGTCATCGTTGAACCCTGCTGTGTTCTCATATTCTATGACATCTCCTCTGGACAGCAATTCAGCATAAAAATCATCCCATAATTCTGCATCAGGATACAGGACTTCCTCTGTGCTGGCGGACATCAACCTATTCATTGATGCTATAAACCTTGTTCTATCATCTTGACTGGCTATAGCTGGTGCTATCACGGTTGCTTCTGCTGAACATGATTCAATTGATCTGAAACCTTTCGACATCAATCCAGCATTTATTTCTGTGGCAGCAACAGGAGTGTTGGTATTTGCTCTGATTATGGAATTCGATTCCGACATGCACCCCAAACTTAAAAAGACCATCAAATCAGCTTGAGAAGGTGCTTTGTCAGCTGGCTTAACCTTGTATAATTCAGTGTTTGTTGCAGACCTTAAGTCAAATCTAATTGGTATGGTGATGGAATCTATTGACATCCATGTTACTCCTGATGAATAAGCTTTGACTTTGATTGGTACAGGAACTTCATGACTGACAACTTCCAACAGATCTTGATCAGACAACTTTACAAGTGCCCCTGGGGAAACCTCTTTGCTTTTCTTGAATACATTTGCTAGGTAGTCAGGTACGTTGATAAATTCTGCAAGGTTAATCTTCCTGCCTGGCACAAATAGATGATGTTTGAACAGTTTACCTTCTTCTGCATATGTAACCATTAGAAATCTGGCATGCTGTCTGAATCCAGTCACTGTGTCTTCTCTCACAATGAAGTGTGCCTTAATCTTCTTCTTCCCTTTCCTCCACCACCCAGTTTCAATGAAGGGAATCATGTTGATGGCTACTAGAGGTTTACTATAAAAGGAGAGATCAATGTCGAATGGCATTGCTGTCATAACCACTCTAGCCTTGTCAGCATGTGTGTTCCCTGCTGAATAAAACCCGGCTGGCAAGAATGTAACCTGGGCAGTTTCCCTAATCTCTCTCTCAAATGCAACCTTAGATACAGCACCTCTAATAGTGTGCTTGCTTAGTGCCACAATTGCATCTTCTACACTTATCTTCCTTCCTTTGTCGGCTATTATCATCATGTTACCTTTCCTATGGTGTATCAATTTGTTTGACACAGATGCCATAGCTTTAGCTGATCTAAACTCAACCTCATAATTTTTGAATTCCTGACCAGATGAAAAATCACCGTTCTTCTCTTTTGTGTATAATGTTTTGAGGCCTTCGCTAGCATAGTTTGTGACAATTGTTTCCAGATCAAGCTCCTTTGCTCTCCTTACTTTGGGTACCACATATGTTGGGTGCACTGTTGAATATTTTATACCTGTCATTTTCTCCAAGATAAGAGAGTTCATCATTGGCAAATATTTTGATACTATCCGTGCTGATGAAACTAAGTTATGCATCCCTGCTATCATAACATCATTCAATTCTGTCTTCTCAAGGGAATTAGCTATTGTTTCAACTGCTGTTTTAAGTTGCTCCTTTGAAAACACTAAGTCTGTATAAGATAGTTTCTCTTTCCTCAAAACTACTTTTGCTATACTATTGTCACTGGCATATAGGTTTTCTAGCTTTGCAGACACTTGGTTTCTAGAAAATCTTACTATACCGTCCTCCAATTGAGGTTCAACTGTATGGGAGAGCAAGCCTGAAGATAATAAGGAGTGAAGAGCACCATAATTACATGCATTGGCAATAGGCATCCACATTTCTTCCCTGACCCACCCAGTTTCTTTCAACCCTCTAGCAGTCTTATGCACAGATCTGGTGGTCATTTTCAAACCAGCTTCCCTTAGAGAAATCATTCCGTCTTCCTCCTCCATTATCATTGATCTCACCATATATCTTGAAACAGTGTCTATTGTGTTTGATTGTGAGGTGAGAATAGCCATGTCTGAGTAGCTTGGGATCATAAATTCTCCTAACAAATTAATGGGTAAAGGTCCGCCCAAAGCAGATATCTGACTTCCTATCTTGTTATATGTAGGCCATCTATTATACTGATCTGCAAACTTCACTGTTAACAACGTGGCTAATGCATGTGCTGAGTACAATGATACGCCTTCTCTAAGTGCTGACAATGCTTGTTCAATAGGCTGTCGCGAATCCTTTACTATTGATTCACCTGAAGCAAGTTGCAATGCTGAAAACAGAGTCTTATTTTCAGGGCAGATCAATCCTGACACAAGTGAAAATCTGCTGTGAAACTCTCCAAAGATTGTTGAAACTATAGTCTTAAATGTGTTCAATATTTGTCCCCCTGTTGTCAATACCAGCTTAGTCAGGCTGACCACATCCTTTGCAAATGATGGAAGATCTTGAGTGACTTCAGTGAAGAACAACCCTGAATCATCATTGGTAACTTTAGCATGTGTTGTCTCACACACTTCCCTACTGTCAATTATTTCAAGGATGGTCTCATGAAGCATTGAGCTTGCAATCGAGGAAAACATCCCTAAAGCCCCTTGGTACATCCCCCACTTCTGCTCCATCTTGATTGGCAGAGTCGTTATTCCCTGATTGATGTACATTTTTGCAATGCGACCATACACTGAGCTGGGATCCTTTGCAGCTATTTCTTCCAAACTGCCCATTTTGATTAGCATCTCATATAAGTTGTAGGGGATCTTTGCTTCCTTGTTTTCCATAAGCCTAGTTGCCTCAGCCAAAATCTCATATACCATCCTTGATCGAAACCACTCACTAGCTGGTTTAAAGCTCAATGCAAATGCCACACATCTGGACTTGGACATAACCTGATTTGGGCCAAATCTTGAACAATCTGCGGCTACGAATACTGTTCTGTTCTTATCAGACATTGACCTCATGGTGTCATAGAGCTTTCTGTCAGCATGCTTTTCATTCATCAAATCGACGGGATACATCTGCAACACATCAGACACCAACCTTTCAGCTGCCCTGGTGGACGTCACTCCAATAGCATTCATAGGTGAGAACTCTCTTCCCCCTCCCTTTTGGTCTTTGTCATCAGTTCTAGAACACAACACTTCCTTCCCTTTCCTATTTATTATGCTAATAGAATACAAAAGCAATGACTGATGCCTCCCCGGAAAGTCTCTGGCTTCATTATAGAAAAGTCTACCTACAAGATGTGTTGGAATGTCTCCTGATGCCTCAGTTGCCATGAGTTCAGACAATGCAGTGGATTTCCTAATCGCTTGCCTATCTTTCGTAATTTCACCCTTTTCCATGGAGCCAGTCCCGGACATGATTTTTGACATTGATTGCCTTCCCAGAAGAGATACAGGAGATGTGAAATCATTCTCTGTCTCAACTAATGTCCTTCCCTTGGTCTGCTTCATGAAGATTGCTAACGAGACAGGAAATGACCATGTATAATCAGCATATCTTCCTCTTTGTGAATTGGAGAT